AGAAAAAGAAAAGATTCTTTTTATTGATGGCCACAATCTTTTCTATCGATTGTTATATGTATCATGGAATGAATATAAAGTCAAACATCAGGATTTTATATTTGGAAACATAAGTGCTGATTTTACTATAGACGACATGTATTTGTATTGGAAACACTTAGTTTTAAATAGTTTTTTCTCATTAATAACAAAATTTAATCCTGAAAGAATCTTATTTTGCTGTGATTCAAGACATAACTGGAGAAAAGATGTTTATGATGACTATAAAGGGAACAGACAAAAGAAAAGAGATGACTCAGAAGTTGATTATGAAGAATTTTTTAAACGTCTTGATGAATTTATCTTAGAAGCAAAAGAGCTATTTTCAACAGTTTATTTTTTAAAGATTAATAATTGTGAAACAGATGATACTATTGCAGTTTTAGCAAAGAAATTTTCAAACAACATTGCCAAAGAAATCATAATAGTATCATCTGATAAGGATTTCCTTCAATTACAAAAGTACAAGAATATCAAGCAATATGATGGCAACCAAAAGAAATTTATTAGTTGTCTCAATCCAGAGAACGAATTGGAAATAAAAATACTCACAGGGGATAAAGGTGATAACATACCAGCCGTTAGACCGAGAGTAGGCCCTGTTACAGCCTCCAAACTGTTAAATGAGGATTTAGATATCATCCTTAAAGATCCACTGATAGCAGCCAACTATATAAGAAATAAAAAGTTGATATCTTTTGAAGAAATACCAGACGATATTATAAATATTATTGACACTGCCTTTTTAGAATATGAGTTAAAGCCGTTAAATGGATTGAAAATATTATCTTACTTTTTAAATAATAAATTAAATAAACTACAAGACGAATTACAAATTTATTTGCCATTTATTAAGAAATTAAAATGAATTTTAATAAACTGCTTTCTAAAATCAATCGTCGTCCAAATAGCTTTCATAAAGGGAGAGTTCAACTCCGAAATCCACAAAAATACATGGGAATTGGAAATCCAACCTATCGAAGCTCTTGGGAAGAGAAAGTGGTTCACTATCTCGATTTGAACCAAAGGGTTATTCGCTGGGGCGGGGAAAATATAATTATACCTTATCATTTTGCTTTAGATAAATCACCTGGAAATGTTCATCGATATTATACAGATTTTTATTGTGAAGTATTAGATAAAGAAAATAATATTAAGAAATTTATTTTAGAGGTCAAGCCAAAATCATCTCTTTCAGCTCCGGTTAAACCAAAAAATCCAACAAAAAAGGCAATGAAAAATTACCTATATCAACTATCTACATATATTAAAAACAAAAATAAATGGGATGCTACTGAAGCATATTGTAAGGCGCACAACATAACATTTAAGAAGATAACAGAACAGGATATAGTAATATAATATGGCATGGCTACTTCCACCATTTAAGAGTACATTTATAGATTATCCTTCAAAAGATGATATAGCTGTTATGGCATTCTTTGTGGGTTGTGAAAATATGTGTCCTAATTGTCATAATATCAAATTAAAAAATCCCATTGAAGTTGAGACATGTATTGGATTAGAATGTAAAGAATTAGATTTCTTTGTTAATAGTTTGTCCGCCTATGCTTCCAGATGCCATACTAATAAAATTGTCTTAACTGGAGGTGATCCGCTCTATAAAGAAAATATATTATTTATTAAGAGATTAGTTAAGAAATACAACAAACAGTTTGATTTTTGTATATATACTGGATATAACATTGAAAAAGTTAAAGATGAAAATATCAGTGGGTTTAAATACATAAAATGTGGTTGTTATAATGAAAAATTAGCACAACCTTCTGTGAAAACTGATGAATTTATGAGATTAGCGTCGTCTAATCAGAAATTGTATAATGAAGATTTGAAATTGATATCCAAAAATGGAATTTATAAATTTTAAAGTATAGAGGAAGATAAGATGTACACTGATTCAACAACTACGAAAATGCTCTCAAAGGTTAAAAGCTGTCTAGAAACTTCCTTAAAGAAAAAATATAATAAAGATGATGATGATTTAACAAATTCAATTCTTAAGATACATGGTTTAGAAAAATCAAAATTTGATGTTATTAAAAGAACAGAGCAAATAATCAATGAGAAATTGAATGATACTTCAATAGATTCTAACAGCAACAAATCAGAAAAAACAATAGAATCTATTAATCAAGAATGTGCTTATGTATTTAAGAAAACCATAGGATATGATTATCTATACCGTCAGATGAAAGAAATTTATGGCAAAGAAGAAGCAAATGTTTTAATGGGTGATATGTTAGATTTCAGTCTTGGACTGGCTGACAGTACAAATATCCTCAAACCTTATTGCTATAGCCTAGATGCATCTAAAATAGTCACTGAGGGTAGACAGTTTGGCCAGTTGTACTCTATGCCATCTAAGAGGGTGTCTAGTTACATATCCGCTCTCTGTGAAACTATACATCAATTAAGCTCTCACTTAGCAGGAGCCATCGCTATTGGTTCTTTCTTCTTGGATATTGCTCACTTATGTCTGTATAGAGAAAAATTAGATCTCAGAGATTTAAAGACAAGCAAAAAGACCAGAAAACATCTAGAAAATGAGATGCAGCAGTTTCTCCATTCGGTTAATCATCTATCAAGATCTGGCATTGAAAGTCCGTTTTCAAATATAAGTGTTTTTGATAGAATTAAATTGGCTGGATTTGTCAGAGAAATGAAATGGTATTTTCCTTTTGATAAATTGCCCATTGATGTACCTAAAGATTTAGAAACAGATGAGGAAAAAGAGAAATTCTTTGTTGAATATATAGTTGATTTTATAATGGAAATCCAAACTATATTCATTGAATTTTTTGACCAAGGGGATCCTAGTAAAGACGGTCTTCCATATCGTTTTCCAGTAGTAACTATCAATCTATCTAAACATCTTTGGGGTGAAAAGCAACTCATTCAAGATGATAAATTTTTAAGATATATTTGTAAGAAAGATATTTATAGATACAATATTTTTGTTAGTGAAGGATCTAAAATTGCGAGCTGCTGCAGACTTATCTCAAATGAAGAAATGATTAAAGAATTTGCTGCTGCAGCTAATAGCTTCGGCGGATCAGGAATTTCATTAGGTTCTCATAGAGTTTGTACAATTAATTTTATGAGATTAGCATTAGAAACAAAGACAGAAGAAGAATTTTGGAAATTATACGATGAGAGAATTACAAGTGCAGTTAAAATTCTAAAAGCTCATAAAGATCTAATTAAAATGTTAGAATCAAAAGGTCTCCAACCATTTATCAGTAACGGCTGGTTGTCATTAAGACGGATGTTCTCAACAGTTGGAATTTTAGGTATATATGAATGTGAAAAGTTATATAAAGAAAAATATAATTGTCCAAAAACAGATATTACTAAGAAGTTGTTAATAATGTTAAATGAGAAATGTCAAGTTCTCAGTAAAGAATATGATTTAATGATTAATCAGGAACAAATACCAGCAGAATCATTTGCAATTAGATTAGCAAAGGTTGATAAGATGGTTTTTGGTGATAAGAAAGTTCCTTATATATTATATGCCAACCAGTTCGTCCCGCTCTGGGAAGATTACACTATATATGAGAAAATGGATGCTGATGGAAAATATAATAGCTTATTAACTGGTGGTGGAATTGTTCATGCAACTATTGGTGAAAAGGTAACTGCAAGTCAAGCAGAAAAGTTGATTAAATACTCAGTTGCATCTGGCTGTGAACATTTTGCTTTGAACTCAATTTATAGTATATGTGAGGACGGACATTGTTCGTTTGGAAAAGCTGAGGTTTGTCCAAAATGTGAAAAGAAAATAGTTGATTATCTTACTAGAGTAGTTGGATTTTTTACACCGGTTAACCAGTCATGGGAAAAAGAACGCAGAGAATGGGAATTTGATAGAAGAAAAATTATTAAATTATAATAAGGAGAATTTATGATTGAAGTAAAACAATTTATTGAAAAAGTTGAAAAGCTTGATTAT